TCTTTCCTTCTGCCCTACCGCCAGAAGAATTCCAGGAGACCATCGAGCCAACGCCAAGAGCCTTAAATATTTCTGACATACCAGTTGACCTAGTAAAATCTTTTCCAAAATCATTAAACAATGCTTTGTCCTTCATTCTATTTACGATTCCCCTCGACCACGAGAATCCCGAGTCTCCACCCCAAGCTTCCCACATAATTCTTCCATTAGATGGGTTTGCTCTGTTGTTAAAGTCCTTGCCTTTTTTATCTACTTCGTGACGAGAAAAGAATGAATACATACGCTTGACTACACTAAGAGACATTGATCGGCCAGCTGCAATGTCTGTTGCTCTGCCCCACCCCACAGCGGTTCCTGCACCAGTTGCCTTGCCGTCAGCTTTCCATTTCAAAGCCCTGCTCGCTGCAGACTTCATGGCAGCACTAGGGGCATAAGTCTCTGCCTTAGACATGTATTCCATGTCCATGTCATCTGGCATGTTGTGGTTTTCTAAACCTGGAAGCTTCTCTGCGTCTTGATACATCATTCCAATACTATATGCTGTTGTTTCCCAAGCACCGTCTTCTTCTTCATAAACTCTTACGGACATTGCAGGATTCTCTGGAGGCATAGACTCTAAGGCATACTCAGTACCAGGCTCTCCAAGGACTCCACCCTCCCACATAATGTGCTCTACACGACCATGTGCAATTCCTTCGGATGTTGGCCCCATAACATAATCACCTTCGGTTATGTCATTCTTGCTAACTAGATTTGGCTTACGATGTTCAATTTCTGTCCCTGGCCATGCTTGAGGGTCTTTAATACCTACCCCACCACCAGAAGTCACAACCTCTTTTTCTTCGTAGGACTTGTCCTCAGATTCTTCAATGGCTGTAATCTGTGCACCAGCCTCTTGTGGGGTAGCGTGACAACCCATAACGGTCTTGTCATCATCTTTAATTACTGGGTATCCGCTACATCCGTAGCTTCCCTTTTCTCCAACACTATAAGGCATATATTAATTATAGCATAAAAAGCCCCACACAGAAACCTGATGGAGTAGCCCAGCAAAAATGGTAACTAATCATCCTAAGAAGCTAGATCCTTGTCCTGTGTGGGGACACTTATATTATACTACAATTACTATATCTTTTTATCCTCATCGGGCAGCAGCTTCATTAGTTCCTGGTATGCCAAGTCAATCTGCTCGGGATCATCTGTTTTCATTGCAGAGTTAAGGGCCAACATCATTGATTGGGCATTTTCAATATATTCAAACGCCCAGTCCCTAGACTGAGAAAGAAACTTTATAAAGCCATCTTTATCATCTACATTAGTATTATTAATGATAGTAAGTGTATCTTTAAGCTTTTCTGAAAGAACGGCCTTATCAAAACTTTCCTGGATAAGTAAAGCTGCAAGACTCTTGTTACCTTCTTTAAGCTTATAGATATTGTATACAAGAAATCCAATTAAAACAGAAGTTAGTGTTGCAACAACTGGCTCTATGATCATGCTTCCTTACCGCCTTCTCTTATCAAGAGTACAATTGCTCCGTTGTCCTCTAAAGCTTTCTTTACTCTTATCATATATTCTACGGCACGTTGTTTATCTTCACCCGTCAGGGACATAAACTTCTCTTCGCTAGCCCTAACGGTAATAAAGTTATCGTTGTCTTCTAGCCTTACCGAAAATCCTTTTGGTGCATGTGCATCCAATGACCTAAAAGATCTTGCCATTTCACTTGTATACATAATTGCCTAATCGTTTGTTAAATATTTCCAGGTTTCTGCCCATGCCTGCTTATTCCTATGCTTATTAAATTCTCTAGATATCTTGCCATTTTCTAAGTATACTCCGCCCCAGACTCCCCACTCTTTTTGGGAAACTCCTACGGCAAAACACATCCTTGCCAATGGGCAAGCTGCACATACTTTGTCAACTGCTGGTCTTAAGTTAATATCTTCTTCATAAGTATCAAAGAAGAGGTTGGTGTCATAGTCTTTGCAGGCAGCGGAGTCTTTCCATTCGCTGTTTTTCGACATACTACCTCACAAAATTATCAGGTAGAGACCATCCACTTTTGCCTGGCACAATTCTTTTCTGAATAAACCATCGACCCTTTTGGTATCCTCCAAATTTAGAGGTTCTTCCTTTGTCTGAAGGGAATGAATGAACAACCGTCCAACCATCCCAGTGTAAAGCTCTGTTTCTCTTTACTATTGTCTCCATTTGCTCTAGGGATTCAATCATCATCTCAATAGCCCATCTTGCTCTCTGTTTTTTTATTGTTGAGTGCCAGCATATCCGCAAGCATCAATATCTGTATATCCCAACCTCAACGTCTTTAGCCTCTGCGAGGTCTACAAGATCTGAAACTGGCTCCTTTGGTTTGCTAAAATAAATAAGATAATCAACATCGTTCATGTTAGACTTTATCCAATTAGCTGGCACCTTATTAAATCTAATCCTTACTCCACGAGCTTTCAGGCTTCTTTCAGAAATATTTGAAAACTCCATCCCCATAGAGTTAATTCCAGCTGGTCCTGCGGAATAAATATTAACTTCGCTATCATCCTGAGATAACATGGACAGTGCTGTACCCATGGCTCTTAAAAATATATTGTAATCAGAAAAGTTTTTTGTTCCCTGAATTGCCACCATCATCTGACTGTCCTTCCGTAAGCTTGTCAACAATTATAATTAACTTGTTCAATTCTACCTTATCAGGTGTCATTGTGTCAACTGTTTTTGTAGTTTCTTTTAAGATATTCCCGTTTACAACTTTTGCGGTAAACAGAGAGTTATCCTTAATCCAATAGGCAGCATCTTCATGCATCACTACCAATAACTGCTTACCTCTTAAATCTCTTGTTGCCTGAGTATCCAGTGGCTTGTAATGAAAATTATCGTAACTCATGGGCATGCCGATCAAGCTGTAAATATAGCTTTGACTAATTCTTGTTTTTTTTAAATCAACTTTACGATTAACTGTATTGTTTAAGTTTTTATTAACAACGAAGGCTACTAAAAGTGTAATGACTGACCCTAAAAAATATTCCATAAAACTCCTAAACTACAATCATATCATTTATCCCAGGAACATACGCTTTACATCATTCAAGGCTTCTAGCTCTGTATCTGAAAGGTCGCTATGATGATTACGATCAAAGGCTTTCTTGGTTAAGCCAACTATTGGGTTTTCGATAGTTGGATCCATAGAAACAAAACCTTTTGTCCACAAGGACATTATGTCTGCCTGGAACTGTTTTTGCATTTGCTCATAAACATCGGGTGCAATATCAAACATTTTGTCTGTAAATTGATACGTAAAGTCTCCAGTGTTTGAGTCTACCCCAGATACCTCCACAGCTCCGTTAAGTATTAAGAAGTCTATATATTCTTCTGGAGTAGGCACTAGTTATCTCCTACCAGGCGATTCTCAATCAGCCTTTCTCTCTCATCTATAACCTGGTACGCAAACTTTTCTAGGTTGGCGTAACCAACGGCATTGTTAGCAATGTTATTATAGTGGTGAGAGCAGAACTTCAACTCTCCGCCCACCCCTACCGCTTTGACAAAGGCCTGAGCAGAACATGCAGCATCACATCTATCAAAATTTGTAAGAGTCCACTCTTGCTTATCCGTTACTAGATCCAACTATTTATCCGTTCTATAGAATCCACTACCATTAAAGGTAACCCCTATAGAAGAGTATACCCTGGTTAATGGAATATTGCAAGTTTTACATTCATAGTTTTGTTCTGGGTCTGAAATACCCCGCACTTTTGTGTACGGGGTATCACAGCTCCCACAACGATATTCGTATATGGGCATTTTTGTCCTTGCTACTTAGCGTCTTTCATTTCCTTTGCTGGGAATGCTACTGAAGTTAGTACAGACATCACTCCAGCTAAACCAGCCAGGCCGACAACCGCGGTCCAGTCAACGTCTAGTAGACCGAGTGCGGTAGTTCCAACTGCCGCAATAGCAGTTTGTGCAACAGTCTTAATCGCACGTTCTAACATCATTGCTAACCATTCTTTTGTGAATGACATATTTCCTCCTTATTTACATTTGACTTTCGTCATTATTGTTTTGCCATAGTTTGACATCTTCATAGGTACTAGCTGCAGTATATGCTGTAAGAATGATACCCAATAGACTTACACCACCCGCCACTAGCCCAGAGCCCACTGACGTATCTGAAGCATATGTTATTGCTCCAAAAATTATCATAACAAAAGAAAGTCTATAAGCTCCGTAGATTAGCTTACGCCTAAACCTCCAGGATGGACCCTGACTGTTTTCTGTGGCATCAGAGTCCTTCAAAAAGAATAAGTTGTCCACAAGCCTTGGGGTCACTCTTTTAAAAGAGGACCACAGAGTCTTTTTCTTTCTTGCTGCCATGGTTTCCTTTACGGTAGTTTAATTACCTGACCAACTTTAATTAAATTAACATTCTTAATGTTATTTAATTTCTTTAGGGTTGCAATCGTAGTCTTGTTGTCCCTTGCAATTTTTGTCAGGGTATCTCCAGACCTCACAATATAGAACTTCTCTGGCTTTGAAGGCTTCTTAGGAGCCACAGGAGCCTTTGTAACAGGTTTTGAGGTAGAAGTCTTTGTATCACTACCGCTAGTTTTGTAACCTGTTAGATGATCTGGCAATGGGTTTACCTTCTTGGTTTTTGGTGATGGCCTCTTAGCAAAAGACTTTGCTTCTTCTGCTTTTGCCATAGACTCAAGGAAGCTGATTGGCTCTACGAACCCTCTGCCGTCTGAAGACCAGCCAT